GACAAATCCATTTCCGCGTGCACTCGCGTTAACAAGTGCAGCTTCAACCGCCGTGTAAAGGCGGGGAGCCACCGGGCTCATTACAAGGTCGAAAGTTAGGGGAGTCGAACCCCTACACAAACAATAAAAGACCTTCTGTGACGTGTCCGTCAGCTTCCCCATCGTCAGGGAACGGCAACAAGGGCCGGCAGGGTAAACGCGCTGACTTCCAGGCCCGTATGGCATCCAACATGCCACCGATACGGGAGTCGTCACTTACAATTTGAGAGGAAGGAGCCAAGCTCGCGCATTCCTCTACCCAAAGCCTCTTTTTCTTTTTCTCTTCCCAGTAGCGGGCGAGGCAACTCAGTACGAGTTCCCGCTTGGGTCTGTGATTCCTTCTGAGAAACCATCTCATGCAAGGGACTGCATTCTCCGTTACTTCTTGACATTCCACCTGGGTGGTGACCTCAAGTTTTGCTTTGAAGAGTCCGAGGGCCCTTGCCCTTTTGACGGCTTCAGAAACCACCATACACTCTTCGGCCCCGTCCAAGTCATAGCCCTCGGGCTTCTCAGACATGGGGAGAGTGCCCTCTTCTGCAGGCCTTTTCGAGGTGGGAAGAGCACGAAGTGCTCGTCTAACCCTTGGTAAGGTCAGGAGCTCCTTCCGGTACTCAAGTGACACTGGACTCGGGAACTTTTCGCTCTGACGAGCGAGTAGATGAGCGTTCAAACTCACCATTCTCCGAAACTCAGCAACGGACGATGCCGCCGAGTACGCCACCCCCACTACATCATCGGTATTACCCGACATGTAAAGGGCAGAAAGGTTTGTCTTCTTTTTCAGTTCTCCGTTTTGAAAAAGGGTGGAATTGATTTCTCCCTCATTCATTGCTATCATTGTCTTTTCTGCGTTCACTTTCATACCGGCAGCCTCGGCCCATTTTCGATGGGAGGCATCATAGAGTTCGTGACTCACAGTCGGAGACCTTATTAGAAGGTCATCGCCATTGATGAGACAGCGGTGACTCGTCCATTCCTTGAACGAGATTTTCTTGGCCTGAAGGAGGTCTGTTAAAGCTAAATCCACAGTAGTCTTGTTAATCAGACACAGCAATGGGAAGCTCATCAAACTCCCCATTGGCTGGCCCCTAGGGGCGGCATGTCTGCTACCATGGAAACGCAACTCCTTTACCACGTCCAGGCAGGCAACCTGGACGGGGCTTAGAAGTTTCGCCTTCTCCTTCAGAATCTCAACGGCCGCACCTACGTAGGCGGCCTTTATACGATCGGTGGCCGCCTCGTAGTCGTACGACATTAAAGGCCCCAAGCCGTTGAGATTTTTGACTTTTTCGTCGGTTGGGGGGCCAACTAAAAGCCAACCCTTCCTCCTGATCGACCCGTAAAGTGATTGGTGGAGTGAATGGAGCACCTCAGAGTTGTAACCACTGTATGTGGTCACTATCCTCGGTTTTCCCGAAGACAGTATTGCGGCGACACCGCAAGAGTTACTGAATTCTTCCTCGTTCCAATTACCCCCTTCCTTGCGGGAGAAGGTCCGGGTCGCGTGCCCATTGGGTATATAAGGGCACTCAGTTCTGTTCCAACCATCAGGTACGTTCATCCTGAAGGCGAGCTTGAACCGTTCAAGATCCTTGTCGCAGACCTCAACCGGCGTAAACAGTCCTTTTTTATATTCACTAACCTTCTTGTCCAAAATTTCTTGGCATTCCGGACAGGCGTTCTTCACGATTTTCGAAGAAGTCTTGATGGTTAGCTCCTGGACCAAGGTAAGGTCCGCGGGCAATTGACTTCGAATGACTTTCCTGAAGGTTAAACAGGAAAGTTCATCGAGGGGTATTTCAC